GAATTGGATTGAATTGTCATGGTGAAGAGTGGGGAATTTTATACCGAAGGCTGATTGGGATGTCGAGGAATTTTATTGCGGGTGATTACGCGAAATACGATAAAAAGATGCCTTACGCAATGTTTATGGCTGGAGTTGAGGTCATCAATAGATATTACGATGATGAGTATTCGGCACAAAGGGTGAATTTAATTTCATCAGTTGTGTCGGGTTTTCACATTTGTGGTAATACTATGTATAGATCGCATCATGGATGCCTTCTGGGATGGCTTTAACGTCGACTATGAACAGTGTCGTGAATTGTTTATTATTTCGTTTTGCGTTTTTGCGGATAGGAATGCAGATTGAGGAGGCGAGATGTCTTGAGATATTTAATGTGTATGATAATCTTGTTGAGTCTACATTTTATGGGGATGACCATATTTTAACGGTCCACGATTCTATCGCGGAGTGGTATAATATGAGATTTTGCAAAAAGGTGTTTGACTCAATGGGGTTGGATTATACAACAAATGACAAGAAAGATGTCGTAACGGACTTTATACCGGAGGAGAAGTTGTCGTATTTGAAGAGAAAGTTTTCGATGGTAGATGGACGAATAAACGCGCCTTTGAATTTTGGCGATTCATTAATTGAACTTTGGAATTGGTCTCATAAGACACTTCCAGTTTTGGAAGCGTTGGAGACAAATGCTGATTGTTTTTTCAATGAGTTGTCCCATTATCCGAGGGCATTCTGGGAGAATTGTTATGCGCATATACAGAAGAAGATGTTGAAGTTGGGGTTACCACTAAAAATATATTCATACTTAAAGTGCCAGGAAACAATGTTCGGATTAGAAAAGAGGGGTGACTTTTTAAATACCTATGAAGGTCACATTATTGACTACAAAAATGAGAAAGCAATGACACAAACAGATATAATCGATTTTGTTAATGCCATCGGTGACACTGAATCCGTTCAGGTGCTTGCCGAATTCGAGTCGGGTTCATTCGGAGGATTTGAGCCAGACAGTAATCCTACAATTGATGGGTTACAAAATAATACAATAAGTTTCGGAATACCAAAGCATGTAGTCGAAAAGGCACAGGACGTGGTACCAGACAAGGAGATAGGAACGATAGTGAGACCAGGAGGCAAGGTAGAAGCGTATAATGAATACCGGCCTGATGTGGGGCAAGTGAGTGACGCGAAGAAGATGAAGATGCAGAATGAACTGTATGATCAAGCGAGGACGAACTGGATGAACAAATCGTTGTGGAACAAGATGAATGATGAGGCGAAGACGAAGGCGTTCGTGAAACATATTGTGGCAGAGTTGAAGAGGTTGCACGATTCATCTGTACATAGAGTACATAAGAAAAAAA